ACAATTAGTATTAATAACTGTGATCGGTGCCTATTTTGGTGGTAGATCACTAGAAAAAGTAAAAAAATAATGGCAAAAAATTTTATAGAAGACATAGCTTTCGGTGCTCAAGGTAGTACTTATGCAGATGCAAGTTCAGCAGCTATAACACCTCCAGCAAATAATGTTTATGTAGCAATATACATGCTTACAGAAACTACGTTTACAAACACTGGTTTAGTTGCTGAATCAGCTACTGGATCAATAAATAGTACGGGTATAGGAGCTGGCGCTGGTGGTAAAGTTGTTGACGGCGTTGTGTTTGAAGCGGGTACAACTATTTATGGTCGTTGGACTTCAATAGACATAACGTCTGGAAGTATAATTGCTTACGTAGGTAACTAGTATGGGTTTAGGATTAGGATTAGGATTAGGATTTAGCGCTGCGTTTAAAACCGTAGTCCAAAAACTATTTTCTAAACTTCGAGCTAGATCCACGTATTATGAAAATAACCGTGACTCTCAGGCCTCTGTTAAAGATACGTTTAACTATGGTCTATTAGATAAAGCTACTATAGTACTTACACCTACCGCAACAAGTGACGCGCTAGTACATTCTGTAAAAACAACTACAAGTGGTGATCTTGTAACTAATGGAGATTTTTCTAATGGAACTAATAGTTGGGCAAGTCCTATATATAACTCAACATTGTCTATTGTAGATGGGCAAATGAAAATTGTAAGCTCTGGACATGCTTTAGGAAGAGCAATACAAGAAATACAAACTGAAATAGGTAAAAAGTATTTGATAAAAGCTACAATTACCAATATAGACAGTACTAATGGCATTCAATTTAAGGTGTCCAACACTTACAATTTAGATAGTGCTTATTTTAATTCAAATAATAACACAACAACAAGTCCTGTGAATATTTCAGCCATATTTGTAGCAACTGCAACAACAACTTATATAGGAAGTTCACAAGGCTCAGGCATTGGTCAATCAGGATTATTAGGTAACGTATCAATAACAGATGTATCATCAGACTTTGATTTTGACAGAGCTAGTAGTGCTACAAGAATAAACTCTGATGGCTTAATACAAGATATGCAGAGTATCACTGACCCTGAATTAGTTACAAACGGAGATTTTAGTCAGATAGGTAGTGAGTTAGTTGCAAATGGAAACTTTAGTAGTTTTGATGTTGGTGGTGGTGATGTAACAATATCTAATGGTACTGCAAGTTTTGTAGATGGGGGTACAAACCCTAATACAAATGTTAATTTAATTAATAGTAGCAATATAACTCCTGATAAATTTTATAAGGTTATTTTTAGTGTAACTAGATATGTTGCAGGTGGTGTTCAGGTTAGACTTGGAGGTGGAGATGCAATAACTGTAGATATTTCAGCAGGAATTGGAGAATATACTTTATATGTTAAAAGTGGAAGTTCAAGTTCAGCTCAAGTTAAAAGATATGGTGGTATTCCAAATTTTGACTTTGATTTAACTAGCATATCAGTAAAAGAGGTTGGGATAGATTGGAGTTTTGGAGATGGTTGGGGTATGGGAGATGGTTTAGCAGAATGTGATGGTACACAAACATCAGGAACTCAATTAACACAAACAGGATTAACATTTACTAATGCTAAAATTTATAAAGTAACATATACAGTTACAGTAAGTGCAGGAAATATTGACGCAAGATTGCAAGGGGGGGGTGCTACAGTAACAGGAACTTCAAGAACTTCTAGTGGTACTTATACAGATTATTTAGTTTCTACAGGTAACACATCATTTAGAATTAGAGGTAATGATGCTTTTATTGGTACAGTAGACAACATATCAGTAAAAGACGTTACATTTAGTGACGACGTAGATTTAGCTAGAATAAACTATGATGGTAATGGTGACAACGGTCACATATTATTAGAGCCAACAAGAACTAATGAAGAAACTAAAAGTAATGAGTTTTCTGCTTGGACTCCTAGTAGTGCTGCAAATGTAACTCCTAATTATATTTTATCTCCTGATGGTACACAAAACGCTTCAAGAGTACAATTTACAGGTGCTGGTTTTCTGTATAATACTGCTCAAGGAAATAATAGCACACTGTTTACTATATCTTGTTATGCAAAAAGAAATGATAGTGGCACGCAAAGTGTTGGTTTTTTTGTTAATGGTAGTGGTGCAATAGATAGTGCTTGGTCGCTTACAAATAATTGGAAAAGATTTACATATACTTATACCTCTACAAATACAAGTATGATAGGTATAGCAGGTGTTAGTGGTGTAGATATATCAGTATTTGGTTTTCAAATAGAAAAAACACACGCTTACGCTACATCATACATGCCAACATACGGTAGTACAGTTACAAGAGCGGTGGAAACATTAACAGGTAGTGGTAATACTACTTTAATAAACTCAACAGAAGGAGTTTTATTTGCAGAGATAGCTGCACTTGCTAACGATGGAAATGTTAGGTATTTAGCTCTTAGCGACGGTTCTACCAACAATATGGTTTCTATTTTGTATTATTCAGGAAATAACAATATTAGAATGATGGTTAAAAGTAACGGTGGGAGTATAGCGGATCAAAACACAGGTGTAACTTCTGTATTAGATTTTCATAAAATAGCTGTAAAATATAAAGAAAACGATTTTGCTTTGTGGGTAGATGGTGTTGAAAGAAAAACAGTTACAAGTGGCGCAACTCCATTAGTATTAAATACGTTAGAATCTGGTATAGGGGGTAATGCTAGATTTTACGGCAAAATAAAACAAACCGCTCTATTTAACGAAGCACTAGAAGATGACGAACTAGAATTATTAACAGGGATCACTAACTTTGGCTCTTTCGGTGCTACAGCGTCTGGTGGTGGATATACAATAATATAATGGGAAAAGGTGTGGTAAAATTAGGAGATGGTAACTGGGCTGTTAAAGATGGAAATCTATTAGCAGTTAAAGAAACTAATAATAGGTTTAAAAACACTGAATTTACTGTTGAAAGAGGCACTGTAGCAACATACGTTGGCAGAGATGGTTTAATCAAAGAAAGTAATTTACAAAACACTAATTTAGTTCTAAACGGTGATTTTGAAGACATGGGTAGTGATTTAGTTACAAACGGTACTTTTGAAACAGAAGTTTCAGGTGCTCAATGGTATAATTTTGGTAGTCCAACCACTGCTGAAAGAAGTACAACTTATGCTTACGAAGGCACACATAGTTATCATATTGTTGGAGATAGTACTAACGACGGTACACAAGCCGCTGCCGCTCAATTTGCGGGTGATTATTCTGATGGAGACGTTGTAGAAATCACCGCTTATGTTTATCCAATAACTGCATCTTATAATTCAATAAAAACAGGTGTTGCTAATTCAAACAGAAGTATAACAAGTTCTTATGCAGGTTTAGTTTTAAATCAATGGAATAAAGTTCAATATCAAGTTACAATTACTGATTCTAGCACTAACAATAACTATATTAGTTTTTTAATAGCAGGTAGCGCAGGAGAATTTTATTTAGATAATGTTTCAGCAAGAATAGTTGATCCAAACAATAGGTGGACATTAGGAACTGGTTGGAGTATTTCAGATGGTAAGGCGGTAAGTGCTGGTGATAGCACGCATTCTTCGTGCACACAAACTCTTAGTTTACCTGCTGGTCAATACAAAGTTTCTCTTAACGCAACTGTAACATCTGGTAGTTTTAGTATTCAAGCTCAAGGCAGTGGCACAGACACGGGTGTTGTAATTAATTCAAGTGGTGCTCACACAGAAATTTTTACAACAACTGCAAATAGATCAACTTTTTCTATAAGGTCAAACGATGGTGATGGAGTAGGTAGCATAGACAACGTAATAGTCCAAGAAATAAAAACAGCAACACCACGTATAGATTTTTTAAACAACACTGATGGGCATTTGTTATTAGAACCAGCAAGGACTAATCTCTTAACTAACAGCCAAAATCTTTCAAGCACAAACTACCCCACTACTAGAGGAACAAGTGATTTATCTTCTGTAGTTTCTCCTGATGGTTTAAGCTATTCTTATAAATTACAAGCTAATGCAACAGGAAACAATGGAACTTGGTTAAGACCTGTTATAAGCCCTGCCTTTAGCGGCGCTCATACAGTATCTGTATTTGCTAAAAAAGGTACACAATCATTTTTACAATTAAGAATAGACGGCATAGGCTCAAGTGTTATTTTTGATTTAAATACAGGAGTAATAAAAAGCGAAACATCAGCAACAGGAAGCATAGAAAGTTATTCAAATGGTTGGTACAGATGCTCTGCTTCAATAACCGCATCAAATTCAACAAAATTATTATTATTAGTAGGTAATGAAAATATGAATCATTTTGTTTGGTCTGTTTCATCTGGAGATAACATATACTTGTGGGGCGCACAATTAGAAGCAGGTGCTTACCCTACATCATATATACCTACTTATGGCGCTGCTGCTACTCGTAGCGCGGATGTTTGTAAAGACTCTGGTACTGTTGCTGATTTTAATAGTACAGAAGGGGTTTTGTTTGCAGATATAGCAGCGCTTGCTAATACTACATCTTTTGAAGTTCTAGGTTTAAGTGATTCAACATATTCAAACTCAGTTGGTTTTGTTTATAGAAATTCAACCAATGAATTTACAGGAGTTGTAAAATCAGGCACCAACACTTCTTATAGTAAAACAACAACTTTGTCAGATGTAACAGATTTTACAAAGGTAGCTTTGTCTTATAAACTTAATGATTTTAAGATGTACATTAATGGGGTTTCAATACATGATGATAATCTTGGAGCCACACCTATAGGTTTAAATGTTTTACAATTTGCAGATGCAAATGGAACATCTAATAAATTTTTTGGCAAAACAAAACAGCTAGAAGTATACAAAACGGCATTTTCAGACGATCAATTAATACGACTAACAGGTGCGCTAGGAACTCACTTTTTTGAATCTTATGCTAGTATGGCTGGGGCATTAACATATACAATACAATAATGGAAAAACCAAGTTTAGAAATAGGTAACGGCAATTGGGCGATAAAAGAAAATAATTTACTAGGCTATGCCAATGTAGATGGTATGATTCTACCAGACCCAATAACAGTGACTAGAGCAACGTTAGCTACTAGAGTTAATCCTAGTGGTTTGATAGAAGATGTAGAGTTATTAGGTGGTGATTTAGTTACTAATGGCGATTTTGAATTAAATAGTAATTGGAATAATTTCGGTAGTCCAACTACTTCAGAGCAATCAACTGAACAAAGTCATACAGGAACTTATAGTTGGAAAATAATAGCAGATGCAACACAAGAAGGTATATTTTCTCCAAACAATTTTAACTTGACAAATGGTCTTACCTATACAGTTTCATTATGGATATATTCAGTAAGTGGTAATTCAATTAAATCAGGTTTAAATAATACAAGTCAAAGTGTATTTACTGAAAGAACTGTAACAGTAGGAGAATGGACTAATATTACTTACGAAGCAACTGCAACAAGTACAGGCGCGTCATATATAAGCATTTTATCTCAGAATTCTTTAAACTTTTTTGTAGACAACGTGACAGTAAAAGAAGTTACAAGAAATGGCTTAGCAAAAATAGATTATACAGATGGTACTGCTAATTTATTAGTAGAACCAGCAAGGACTAATACTGTAACTTATAGTGAAAAAATATCACAATACACGCATGTAGGATTAACTATTATAGACAATGATACAACTTCTCCTAGTGGTTTAACTAGTGCAAGTAAAATTACAGAAACAGATGGTGGAAGCTTACATTATGCAGGTGTAAGTTTATCTGGAGCAGCAGCAGAATATTCTTGGAGTTGCTTTTTAAAACAAGGAACAGTTAGGTATGCAGGTATGAGAGCAGTAGTTAATGGTTTTGTTAATAGATTTTTTGTCAATGTAGATTTATCAAATGGAAGTGTTGTTGATACTAATACTGTTGGTTCTGGTGTAACTTGGGAATATTCTGTTGAAGAATATAGTAATAATTGGTATAGGTTAATAATAACCGCACCAAATACTTCTGGTAATATGGACTTTACAATTTCTCCGAGTAATCAATCTAATCCATCTTATTCTTTAGGTTTGCCTTCGCATTCTGGTGATATTAACAATTATTTTTATGCTTGGGGCGCACAATTTGAACAAGGTTCTTACCCAACTTCTTATATAAAAACACACGGTGCAACAGCAGCTAGAGCTCAAGACGTAATTATAAAGACAGGAATTAGTGATAAGATAAATAGTACAGAGGGAGTTTTGTTTTTTGAAACAGCTTTTTTAAATGACACTGGAAATTACAAGTCTGTAACTTTAAGTGATGGAACTACTGCTAATAGAATTACTTTTGAAAACAGACCTGTTGCAAATCAAATAAAAGTATTTGTTTGTGTTTCAGGCACAAACGTTATGCAATCAACGCAAACGTTAACAGATGTTAAAGCATTTAATAAAATAGCTATAAAGTGGAAGCAAAATGATTTTGCCTGGTGGGTAAATGGTGTTAAAATATATACAGACACAAGTGGTAATACATTTTCGGCAAACACTTTAAATAGATTAGGATTTGATAGGGGCGATGGATTTACTCTACTTGAAGGCAAAGTAAAACAACTACAGGTATATAAAACCGCACTAACAGACTTAGAAATAGAATCATTAACAAGTTTTGCTTCATTTACAGAAATGACTAACGCGTTAAATTATACAATATATTAATATGGCAGCAACAATAAAATTAGGTAATAAAGATTGGGCGGCAAGAAAAGATTTTTTGCTAGCTTACAACGATGAAAATAACAATTTTAAACCTTTACCATTTGATTTTACAAGAGCGAGTAGTGCTACTTATATTGGTAGTGATGGATTTATAAAAACCTCTACAACTGCACAGCCTAGAATAGACTTTAAAGACAACACTGATGGGCATTTATTGTTAGAACCAGCAAGAACTAATACGGCTATTAATTCAGAAAACTCAAGTTTATATACTTATAGAGACTCTGTAAACTTGTCTGACGTGGCTATGGTTACTCCTTATGGATATACTTCTAATGCTGTAAAAATAGAAGCTGTAGCAGGTGATAACTCGCCTATAAGAGCTGCTAGTTTTTCCTTAGGAACATATAGTCAAAACAATGTTATAACTGTTTCTGCTTATGTAAAATATAATGGATATCGCTACGTACAGTTTGGTGGTTATTTTGGTAACGAAGGTGCAAGATTTGATTTAATAGACGGTGTAGTAACACAAAACTTAAGCAATGTAATTAGTTCTTCTATAAAAAAAGTTGAAAACGATTGGTACAAGCTAACCACAACATATACGTTTCAAAACACTATTGGTAATGGTAATTTATATGCTGGATTTGTTTTAAGCACACAAACTAATTTTTCCCACACTAATTCTCCAGCTGGCGGTTTATACGCTTGGGGTTTTCAAGCTGAGCTTGGTAGCTATGCTACATCTTACATACCTACAAGTGGTGGTGCAGTAACTAGAGCAGCTGAAACCTGCCTTGGTAGTGGTAATGACCAGGTGATAAATTCAACAGAGGGAGTTTTGTTTGTTGAAATGGCTGCTTTGGCTGATGGTGTGGAAGGTGGTCGTATTTCAGTGTCTAACGGAAATACATCGGCTAATCAATACTTTAGTTTAGATTATAGGTCTGCTTCAAACACTGTAAGAGTAGTTTTTAATGTCGGTGGTACAAACCATATAGTGACAAGCATTGACACGGGATTTAGTAATTCTGAATTAAATAAAATTGCATATAGGTATAAAAGTGGGCAACATGCTTTATACGTTAACGGTATTTCTAAATTAACGTCAACAATAACAAATACGCACTCGCCAAACACTTTAAACGAAATTGAATTACAAGTGCCAAATAATTCAAGTAATTTTTATGGCAAAATAAAACAACTAGAAGTATATAACAAAGCATTAACAGATTCAGAATTAAAAACATTAACAACATAAAAAAATGAATAAAATAGGTAAATACGAATTTAACAGCGAATCAGCAGCTAACACTGCTATAGACGCTTTAGGCACAGCAACAGATGAAAATGGTGATAAATACGCCACTCACAAGCATACTATTGTAAAATTAGGTAAAATAGTCATAGAAGCAGGTGATTATGATCAAGAGGGTGAAGAAGTTAAAGCACCTGTATTATCTGATAAATACCATGTAGATGTTTTGTGGCAAGGACTGACTGTAAACGAAGATGGTGATTTAGATGGTGATCACGATGATTGGGACAGTTACAAGATAAACTTAGAAACAGAAGGTGTTCATGGCTTTTTAGGATTATCTTACTTAGATATGAAAGTATAACAATTAAATTAAATTAAATTAAATCAAATGGCAAAAAGTAAAATAGTGGATTTAAATCCAAAACCAGAAAAAATAACAACAGCACAACTTGAAAAGGTTCAAAAAGTTGTTAGCGATATTAACAGGGCTCAAATGGAAGTTGGTAGGTTAGAAACTCAGAAGCATATGCTGCTTCACGATGTTACGCAACTGCAAGTTTTATTAAAAGAAGTACAAGAAGAGTTAGAAAAAGAATATGGAACTGTAGATATTAGCATCGAAGATGGATCTATAAAATACCCAGACAATGAGCAAGCTGATAAGAAAGATTAGTATCGGTAAGGATTATAAGAATGATGCTATGCACTATGCCGTAGGGCAAGAAGTGTATGGTGGTCATACTATCTGTGATATAATAGAGGTAGAAGATAAATACAGCGTGTACATTAAAAAGGGTAATGATGTTTTACCTTGGAAAGACTTTAATAAAAACATGGCTGTATCAGTCGAGTATAATTTACAGTATTAATGAAAAGTGTTTATGATTTCGTAGTTTCACCTATAAAATCAAGATACAACAACACGAAAAAAATAGGTGATAAAGAACTAGTAGTTAATACTGAAATATTCAACCACCAGTTTGTAAGTAGAGAAGCTATTGTAAAGTCTGTACCATTAATAGGTGAGACAAACATAAAGGTTGGTGATAAGGTTATACTACACCACAATGTGTTTAGAAGATGGCACAACATGCGTGGTGAAGAAAAGAATAGTAGAAGTTTTTTCGACGAAGAAACTTACTTCATATCTGAGGAGCAAATATTTTTATATAAATCAGTAGACACTGATTGGAGAGCTTCAAAAGGATATTGCTTTGTAAAACCAATAGTTTCTAAAGATAATTTAGACACTAATATTGAAGAACCTTTGATAGGTGTTTTAAAATACCTAGATGATGGTTTAGAAACAACTGGTTTACAGAAAGACGATTTAATAGGCTTTAGCCCAGATGATGAATATGAATTCGTTATAGATGGTCAAAGACTATACAGGGTTATGACACAATTTATTACAATTAAATATGAATATCAAGGAAACGAAGAAGAATATAATCCAAGCTGGGCACAAGGCAGTTGAAGAACTGATTAAAGTTGCTAAAGAGGCTATTGTAGATTCTGATGATGATATATCTGCTGACAGATTAAAAAATGCTGCAGCAACAAAAAAGCTAGCTATATTCGATGCGTTTGAAATATTGAATAGAATACAAGAGGAAGAAAACATACTTGAAGGTAAAGAAACTAAAACCGAAGTTAAAGTATTTAAAGGTTTTGCAGAAGGCAGGTCTAAGTAATGTACGAGCAGAATTTACTTAAAATAGTAGAACCTATAAAAAAAACGACTATAAGTCGTCTTAACAAAGGTAAAAAGTGGAAGTACGGTTATAACAAAGAACACGACCTTGTAGTTATATCTAAAACTGGTGAGATAGGTGAGATATACGAGATACAAAACTTTCAAATAGCATTACCAAAAGCTAAAAACGTTTACAGTAATAAAAAGAAAAAGTGGGAGCAGTTTGAATATCCTAAAGAATTAAGTAGACTTAAAAGTATATTTGATTGGCGCGGCTATCCTGAAGAAAAAAAGTCTGACTGGTTTGATTACATAGACGAAGAGTTTAAGCGTAGAGAGCAAGGTTTTTGGTTTAACAATAAAGGCACACCAACATATATAACAGGTACACATTATATGTATTTGCAATGGAGTAAGATTGACGTAGGCGCACCTGATTTTAGAGAAGCTAATAGATTATTCTATATATTCTGGGAAGCTTGCAAAGCAGATAAAAGATGTTATGGTATGTGTTACCTTAAAAACAGACGATCTGGTTTTTCTTTTATGTCATCAGCAGAAACAGTTAACCAAGCTACAATATCAAGTGATGCTAGGTTTGGTATATTATCTAAAACAGGTGGTGATGCAAAGAAAATGTTTACTGACAAAGTTGTACCTATATCGATTAATTATCCTTTCTTTTTTAGTCCTATTCAAGACGGTATGGATCGGCCAAAATCCGAGCTTGCATATAGAGTTCCAGCTTCTAAGTTCACTAGAAAGAAGATTACATCAAACGAAAAGCTAGAAGATTTAGAAGGATTAGATACAACTATAGACTGGAAAAATACAGGTGATAATAGTTATGATGGTGAAAAACTAAAGCTTTTAGTACACGATGAAAGTGGTAAATGGGAAAGACCCGATAATATATTAAATAATTGGCGAGTTACAAAAACATGTTTACGATTAGGTAGTAGAATTATAGGTAAATGTATGATGGGCTCAACATCAAACTCTTTGGATAAAGGTGGGGAAAACTTTAAAAAACTATACAACGCATCAAACGTTACTAAGCGAAACAGAAATGGACAGACAGCGTCTGGTCTATATTCTCTTTTTATCCCAATGGAGTGGAACTACGAAGGATTTATTGACGAGCACGGAAGCCCAGTCTTCAATACTCCGGACCATGATGTCTTTGACCCACAAGGAGAGTTAATAGATGTAGGTGTTATAGACAATTGGCAAAATGAAGCTGACGGTTTAAAAGGTGATCAAGACGCATTAAACGAATTTTACAGGCAATTCCCAAGAACTACTGAGCATGCTTTTAGAGATGAAACTAAAAATAGTATATTCAACTTAGTTAAATTATACGAGCAAATAGATTATAACGAAGAGTTATCATCAACACTACCTTTAACAAGAGGTAATTTCCAATGGGTTAATGGTGTTAAAGATTCAACAGTAATATTCTATCCAGATAATAAAGGTAGGTTTAAATTAAGCTGGACACCACCATTACAGCTACAAAACAACGTTATAATAAAAAACGGTGTTAAACATCCAGGCAATGGACATATGGGTGCTTTTGGTTGTGATAGCTACGATATATCAGGAACAGTAGATGGTAAAGGGTCTAAAGGCGCGTTACACGGCTTGACAAGGTTTTCAATGGAAGATGCTCCAGCTAACAGCTTTTTTTTAGAGTATTTAGCAAGACCACAAACCGCAGAGATATTCTTTGAAGACGTTCTAATGGCATTAGTATTTTATGGGATGCCTATACTTGCAGAGAATAATAAACCTCGTCTATTGTATTATTTACGAAGACGCGGTTACAGAGGTTTTAGTATGAACAGGCCTGATAAAGTGTGGAATAAGTTGTCTACAGCGGAAAAAGAAGTTGGTGGAATACCTAACTCAAGTGAAGATATAAAACAAGCTCACGCAGCTGCAATTGAAATGTATATACAAGATCACGTAGGTATGAATAAAGATGGATCGTTTGGTGATTGTTATTTTAACGAACTGCTAAACGACTGGGCTAAGTTTGACATAAATAAAAGAACAAAGTTTGACGCATCTATAAGTTCTGGCTTAGCTATAATGGCTAACAATAGACATTTATACGCACCAAATGTAAAAATAGAAAAACAAAAATTAAACATAAGTATTGCTAGGTATACAAACACAGGTAGTACATCTAAATTAATAAAATAAACATGGCTGAATCAGTTATAAGAAGTTATTTCCCTAGTCAAGTAGTTAGTGACGATGAAAAAAGAAGTTTTGAGTATGGACTCAAAGTTGCTAAAGCTATTGAAAACGAATGGTTCGTTTACGATAGAGGTACTAACAAGTTTGACTCACAAAGAAATGATTTTCACAGGTTAAAACTATACGCAAGAGGAGAGCAGTCAATACAAAAGTATAAAGATGAGTTGTCTATAAACGGTGATTTATCTTATTTAAATTTAGACTGGAAACCAGTACCTATTATATCTAAGTTTGTTGACATTGTTGTAAATGGTATTTCAGAAAGAACATACGATATAAAAGCCTACTCGCAAGATCCATATGGAGTTGCGAAAAGAACAAAGTATATGGAAAATATACAGGCTGATATGATTGCGGCTCAGTTAAATGATTTTGCGGCTGAAGCTTTTGGTGTTGATTTATACAAAAACAAAAAAGAAGAACTACCTGAAACACAAGAGGAACTAGATCTTCATATGCAGCTAACATACAAGCAGTCAGTAGAAATGGCAGAGGAGCAAGCATTAAATGTTTTGCTAGAAGGTAATAAATATGAATTAACTAAGAAAAGATTTTACTATGATTTAACAGTTTTAGGAATAGGTGCTGTTAAAACAAGTTTTAATACATCAGAAGGTGTTACTGTAAAATACGTTGACCCAGCAAACCTTGTATATTCTTATACTGAGTCACCTTATTTTGAAGATATATATTATGTAGGTGAGGTTAAATCAATACCTGTTAATGAACTTGTAAAACAGTTTCCAAACATGACCAATGCAGAGCTTGAAGACATAGTTAAAAACCCTGCGTACAACAATTCTAATTACGATGGTAACTTTGCAAACAGAGGTGGTATAGACCCTAATAAAGTTCAAGTTTTATATTTTAATTATAAAACATATATGAACGAGGTTTACAAAGTGAAAACTACTGGTAGTGGAGCTTCCAAAGCAATACCTAAAACAGATAAGTTTAATCCAGTTATAGACGAATCAACTAACTTTGATAAACTATCAAGATCAGTTGAAGTGTTATACGAAGGAGCTGTAATACTAGGTACAGATAAACTGTTAAAATGGGAGCTTGCTAAAAACATGGTTAGACCTAAAAGTGATTACACTAAGGTTAAAATGAACTATAGCATCGTAGCACCTAGATCTTATAAAGGTAGAATAGAATCTCTTGTAAGACGTATAACTGGTTTTGCTGATATGATACAGCTTACACATTTAAAAATCCAACAAGTATTAGCTAGAATGGTTCCAGATGGTGTTTATTTAGATGCTGATGGTCTGGCTGAAATAGATTTGGGTAACGGTACAAACTATAATCCACAAGAAGCTTTAAACATGTTCTTCCAAACAGGTTCTGTTATTGGTAGATCATTCACTTCTGAAGGTGATATGAACCCAGGTAAAGTGCCGATACAAGAGATAACAAGTGGTAGTGGTGGTAACAAGATGCAAGCATTAATTGGTAATTACAACTATTACTTACAGATGATAAGAGATGTGACAGGGTTAAATGAAGCAAGAGATGGTAGTACACCTGATAAAAATGCTTTAGTTGGAATACAGAAAATGGCTGCTGCTAATAGTAACACTGCAACAAGACATATATTACAAGCGGGTTTATTTTTAACACAAGATATTGCTGAACAACTATCTTTAAGAGTTTCTGACATTATAGAATATTCACCAACTAGAGAGGCGTTTATACAGCAAATAGGAGTTCACAACGTTGCAACTTTAGAAGAAATGAAACAGTTGCACCTATATGACTTTGGTATATTTATAGAGTTAATGCCAGATGAAGAAGAGAAAGCAATGCTTGAAAACAACATTCAAGTAGCTTTAGCGCAACAAAGTATAAACTTAGAAGATGCTATTGATCTTAGAGAGATAAAAAATGTTAAATTAGCTAATCAATTGTTGAAAATACGTAGAATTAAAAAACAAGCACAAGATCAGTTGATGCAACAACAAAATATACAAGCACAGTCACAAGCTAATATTCAAGCACAGCAAGCGTCTGCACAGCTTGAAGTTCAAAAAGAACAAGTTAAAACGCAGAGCGAGGCACAGCTTGAGCAAATGAAAGCTGGTTTAGAAGCTCAAAAGCAAGCGCAAGAAGTTGCTTACAAAAAAGAGTTGATGCAACTAGAGTTTCAAATGAACATGCAGCTTAAGTCTATGGAGGTAGAAGCTGTAAAAGGTAAAGACGAAATGAAGGAGAATAGAAAAGACGAAAGAACAAAAATACAAGCCACACAACAAAGTGAGCTTATAGACCAAAGAAAAAGTGGAAAACCACCTAAAAACTTTGAGTCCGCAGGTAATGATATATTAGGAGGCGGATTTGATTTAGGTGCTTTTGACCCTAGATAACAATTATTAATTATTATTATATTATATTATGGAAGAAAATGTAGAAAACGTAGCGGATAACGTTACAAAGCTAGACATGTCTCAACCTGTAGAACAACCAGTTGATGATAGTGTTACAAAATTAGATTTAAATAAACCAGAAAAACCAGAGGAAAATGAAGTTAAAGAAAATAACCCTGACAACGAGGGAGTGGTTGGAGTCGATGAAAATGCCGATGCCACAGAAAAACAAGAAGAAGTACAACCGGAAGTTGAAACACAAGAAGCTCCAGTATTAGAAGAAATCACTGAAGAAGAAGTTCAAGAGCAAACAGAAGAATTAACTGAACAAGTTGAAGAAGCTGTAGCTGAAGCTCAAGAAACTGGAAAAGCTTTACCTGAAAATGTTCAAAAGTTAATGGACTTTATGGACGAAACCGGTGGTACACTAGAAGATTACGTTCGTCTTAACCAAGATTATTCTAGTTATGACGATATGACAGTACTCAGAGAGTACTATAAACAAACTAAATCTCATTTATCATCTGATGAAATAGAATTTTTAATTGAAGATTCATTCTCGTATGACGAGGAAGTAGATGAAGAAAGAGATATTAAAAAGAAAAAAATAGCGTTAAAAGAGCAAGTTGCCAACGCTAAAAGCCACTTGGACGGGCAAAAGTCTAAATACTATGAAG